TGCACCGCAGCGTCGTACTGACCGCTTGCGATCAAAGAGTCAACGATCGGCGCGGTAGAAACGCCTGCGGTAGACGCAATATGCGCCGCAGATGCTATGTTACCTTCAGCGGCCAACTGCGACGCAAGCATCGCTGGGTCTATGCCAGAGGGCAGCGCGGCGCCTGTGGCAGCAGCAAGCTCGGCGGCTGCGGAAGCGTCCCCCATAACCGCAAGCGCCTCTGCACCGTGAGCCGCAACCAAGTCAGCGGCTGCGGCTTCGGACACTGCTTCCCCTGCCGCAGTAGCAAAACCTCCCGCTTGGTAATACATCCCCAGCGCGGCAGCAGCAACTTTAACTACGTCCGGATGAACACCAAGCGGTCGCGCAATTGCTGACGCTACGTCGTCAACTATTCCGCCAACAGTCGTAACAAAGCCTTTGGCAAAATCTTCTAAATCTTTAAAAAAGCTCATTACGATATCTCCCTGCCGCTAACTCGTAAGCTCATAGACGCTGCAAGACTGCCAAGCGTTGAGATGGAATCGCCCAAGGTCAGGATGTGCCCTGCAATCTCAGGAAATGTGTACGCTTCGCCAGGCTGTAGCGACTTGCTCTGCACGACCAAGTTGCTGCTCGCCGCAGTCTGCCCTGCCGGTACGATGTTGACGCTGATCGTTCGGACCGCAGTGCTGTAGTTGATTGCGGTCATCTTGTCAATGATCGTAGCGGTGGTGGGCGCAGTGTACTGCGTTGTCTGCACCTGCTCAACTGCTTTGGATTCAACCAACGTCCTAGCGGTGATGGGCATGTCATAGCTCCGCTACGGCTTGCCAATGGATTGAGTAGTCGTTACCCGCCGTGACTGCGGTAGAGCCGGTAACCGCAAACGAGCCGTCGCCGATGTTTGCCGTAGCCGCAGTTGGGGTGGTGGTGTTTAACGACCAGTTAGCCGTAGCAGAATCCGGCGCGTAGGTGGTGATAGTGGGTGTAGCTCGCTTGGTCACCGCAAACTTTACTGCACTAGAAAATTTTTGGTTTACCACTTGGCCTGTTGCAAGCACTGCGCCTCGCACACCATTGGTTGCGCCAACCAAAGAAACTATGTTTTGAACAGGTTCATAGCTGTACGGAAACGATTTTTCGTAATAGCGTTGACAGAGCGTTAGCTCCATTCCAAACGGTCGATGCTCAAATGGCGTGGCAATACTGCCAACTTCTAGCTGCACACCAGTAATTGCAAAGACATTGCCGATTGTATCTAATACGTTCACTTGCGAAGAAGTACCGTACAACAGTGAAGATTGCCAACTCCCAGACGCGCCCTGCCAACTAGAGCCACAACACAACGTCCAGCCAACATTTACGCCAGAGCCGTTGGTCCAGTCCCAAGTACCGGCGGTAATCAGCCCGCCAATAACCGTAATCTGTTTGTATTCCCAAGTGTTTGCAACTAATACGTTGTATTCAGCAACATACGACCGATCAGTAGAGCCGGTAAAATCATTTTGAAAAGTGACGCAATGAACGCCGGTTTTAGCAGACCGCACCCAAAACGAAAGCGTAAAAGTTTTACCGACTAAATCACGCGCGGAATAGCCTTCAATTTTTTGCAACACCGACCATAGATCTGCTGCCGCTATAGTAGCGTCAGCCGTAGTTACCGTGCATCGCAAACTATATAAAAGTGTTGGCTCACTAGCCGGCGCATCTGCGCCTTGAGCTACGTCTAACACGGCAGGCGTAGATGCGATGCGTGTATATCGGTCAAGCGTGTATCCGTTTCCTGTTGAGCCTGACGCAACGCTAAATAAAACGCCGCGTTGCGCTACTTCCATCGACCCGTTGATGATCTTGTTGCGCAGACCCGCAAGCTGACCGCCGTTGTACGACTCGCCGACGATGGCGCCGCCCGTCACATTGCCGGTCAGGTTGCCAGTGACGTTGCCCGTCAGGTTGCCGGTGACGTCGCCCGTGATCGGACCGGTGATGGTAACGCCGCTGATTGTGCCGCCCGTGATGGTGACAGCGCTGGCGTTCTGCGTCGACATCGTACCTGGCGCGGTGATGTTGTCGACGGTGTACTGCGTGACGTTGCCTGCGTTAGCAAGTACAAACTTATACGCCGAACCAGCCGTCAAGAAGATGTCAGCGCGGCCTGCGGAGTCAAGAATGATTGGGTTAGTGTTGGGCGTTGAGCCCGCCGCCGTCGTGTAGGTTGTCAGCGGCGTGGTGGTCCCGGCGATGTAGGTGTACAGCTTGCCAGCCGTCAACGGATTGCCGTTGCCGTCCAGAAATTGAAACTTGAATACTGGTGCAATGGTAGCCATACAAGCCTCAAAGATTGTTTGTCACGGTCAAGATGACCGAGGGGATGCCCGGAACCGGCGCCGAAGCTGCCGCAGCAAGTATTTGACAGCTTGTATCGTCGGTGGACCACATTATTTCAAAGTAGTCGCCAGCGTTAAATTCGTGAAGGTAATTCCACGCAGCCACAATTTCAGCGTTGTTACCTTGGATGCGGACTTGGGATGCCGAGTTGGGCACATTTACGCCGTTAACACGCAGCCAGATAAAAATAAACGCGGTGCCACCAGAGATTTTATCGAGCTGCGCTGAAAACGCAATGTTGAAGATGCCTGGCCGATCAACATAGATGCGCGACGTCGGCGTGCCAATGGTCACACCTCGACTAAAGCCAACCGAGTTGAACGTCATGCCGTACGCGGTGTTGATCGATGCGGCGGTTTGCGTAGTGGTGTCGTAGAAATAGCCGTACCGCGTCGTTACAAGTTGAGGTGTCTGTGCCGCCGGGTCAACCTGCAAGTCTTCCAGCGTGAACTGATTCTGCCCCAGCCCCAAGAGCGTAAACGAGTTGTTGAAGAAACGGTACCACTCGCGCTGCATCACGTTGTCCGGCCCTTCAATGACCGGCACACGTTGCGCGGGGATGCGCGTGATGTTAGGCATTGGTGCCGCTCGCAAGCAACTCGGCGCCCATAATGGCGACGTTACCAAAGCCAGATCCGCTGACCTCATAAACGCGATCGCGCAGCTTGGTGGTCATGCCCAGCCGACGCCAAATAACGCGCTGGCCGGTCTGGCCTTCATAGCCCATCGACACGGTGTGGAGGTTAGACCACGTATGCCCGCCGTCGTCTGACCAGCGCAGACTGGCAAGCATTTCTGATGAAGCGCCAGTGGTGCTAACCACGGCCACCGAAGACGTGCCCGCTTCGCAATCAAGTTGCAAGGTGTGCTGGGCTGTGCGCTTTAGCGTGTTCTCGCCCGACGGCAACGCCCGCCACGACCGCAGCCACACCTGACGGCGTGCGTTGGTGAACTCATTGTTGAAGTACGAGAAATCGTAGTAGCCAATCTCAGGCTCAGTGTCATGCCCTACGTATACGCGCGTGCCCAACGCCGCTATGCAAGTTGGCGTGTGACGGTTTAGCTCGCCGGTAGTGCTAGAAATGTAGCCGCGCTGGTGCCACATGTTGGTGGCCGCATCGTAGACCCACGTGACATTGGCAGTGGGGAACGTCAGCACATAGAAGAGGTGACCGTCTTGCTGGTAAGTGTAGGCGATAGCGTCCGAGATCGTCGAGTACGTCTGGATAGCGTATTCGATGGCGTGCGTCGAGATGCGTTGCGGCTGGTAGCCACGGGCGCGGTAGACCATGCCGTAGCCACGCGCGTCAGCCGCCAGCCAGAAGACGCTGTTGTCCATCTTGGCGACCGAGTACGGCGCAGCGCACCCCGTCTCAAGAAACGCGCCTTGGATGGGGGCAAGCGGGTAGTCTGGCTGGCCAGCGTCGTACCAGACCTCGGTCGAGTTGTTGCCGAAGATCCAGATTTCTTTGTGATCGACAATCAGCGACACCACGTTGTCTGGCGAGGCTTCAGCGCTTGCAAACGACAGCGGGTCGACGCTGGTACCATCAAACAGTTCCGTTACCCACACGCGCTGGCTGTTTGGCTCATTGAACACAAAGTAGCCGTTGATATAGCCCACGGTGACGGCGCCCGGAAAGTCGGGGTCGCCGATCTTTGCAAACGCCGTCGTGTTGATGTTGTAGATGTAGCCGTCTGGGTTGGCGGCGATGAAGATTTGTATGCCGTTGTCCACCATGCTGACAGGCCCGGTGCCAGAGATGCTGGAGCTGATAGTAGTGGGCGTGACGATACTTGTGCCAATGCCTGTTAGCGATATGAACCGCGTGCCGACAACCGCGTACAGCACGCCCTTCACAACCCACATGCCGCGAACGCTGCCGGTGCCGCCTAACGGAAAAATGCCTGAGATTCCCGGCACCCGCTGAAAGTACGCCGCCGTCTTGCCGCCATCCGGGGTGGACTCCGGGTACATGTTGACGAGCCGGTTGTCCGCAGCGTTGATGCTGCGGGCGACATAAGCGGCGCCGAGGATGGGCGATTTCATTAGAAATTGCCGGCGTAGATGTTGTAGCGCTGACGATTCCCAACGATGCTGTACGGGATTGACATCAGATCGTCAGGATTGTTGATGCGCTTCAGGTTGCGCTTGGACGTCATCGCAATCCGCTGCACTTGCCGGGACGGCTCGACGCCGTACTCGGGCGCGATCTCGCACGCTAGGTTGTAACGAAAGCAGCGGAAGTAGCCTGGCGGAAACAGAATCGGGGTACTGAGCGCAGCAGGTTGCGTCAGCTCTTGCACCGACACAATGTGAAACTCCAGCACCCGCGTGGGCACTGGATAGATGTACATCTCGACGTTGGGAAACGTCATGTTGGTCCACATGACCTGCGGATAGGTGCTGCTAACCGTCTTCAACGCAATCCCGTTGTACTGCTGCTGGTTGATGAGCTTCAGACCGTACGAGACGCCGGTGGTCGGGTCTTTGAAGTAGGTCGAGTCGTCAATCATAATTGGGCGGTTGCCCACAAAGTTTCCTGTCGGCCCGAGCGTGCGGCTGATTGCCGTGGCGGGCCAGCTAAAGACCTGATCCTGCGTCGAGAACACCGCGAGCCGTTCGGTGTTCCATGACTCGATCATCTCGTTCATGGCAATCAGCGCGTCTTCCGACATGGCTGGCGAAGGTGTTTCGGCCTCCGCCAGCACGCCAAGCAGCCGCAGCGCACCGTTGATCAAGTCGCCTGCTGTAGCCTCGTTACCGCTAAGCGTGAGTACAGTCATGTTAGTACGCTACCTCAGTGGTTTCTAGTTTGCACACCCACCGAATAGTGGTTCCAGCTTGGCCCGTTACGGTAACTGCAAGGCCGCCATTTGTCGTGTCGGCAGTCAACGCCGCCGCCCAAGTAGACGCACCAGCATCGGCATACGGGCTGCTCACCGTCGAGCCTGTCAGGGTCGTAGCCGCAGCGTTGGCGCCGCGTTTAATCTGCCCATCAAACGTCCATGATTTTGTA